GATGAAGGAAAAGTAATGGTAGGCTGCGATAGTAGTGGTAATCAAATAAGAGCATTAGCACATTATTTAAATAATAAAGAAGTTAATAATCATATTTTAAAAGGCGATATACATCAACATAATGCCAATACAATAGGAATATCAAGATCCTTAGCTAAAGGAGTTTTGTATGCTTCTATATTTGGCGCTGGTGTACGTAAACTTGGGAAAATGGTTACTGGAATAGAAGATCTTGATAAAGGTAAAGAAGTAAAGGCTAAACTTTACGAAGCCTTGCCGGGTCTTAAAGAACTTATTACAAAATTAAATAATTTCTTTTATACAACACAAAACAAAACAGGTTATGGGTATATTCCGGCTTTAGATGGCAGAAAAGTATATGCAGAATCATCTTTTAAATTATTAAATTACTTATTACAATCTTTTGAAGCAATTACAGTTAAATCAGCTGTTGTTAATGCTTTTAAAATGTTTAAAGAGGAAAAATTAGATGTTGATATGCTTGGTTTAATTCATGATGAAGTTCAAGTTCAAACTAAACCAGAAAATACACAAAGGGTTAAAGAAATATTGTCTTATTCATTTGGTGATTTTATTACTAAAGAATTGGAGCTAAATATTGAAATGGCAGGAGATGCTAAAGAGGGTAAAAACTGGTATGAAACTCATTAATGATGATTTAAAGGTATTTAAAAATTGGTATTTGAAAAATAATTTAATTCAAGTACCATATAATAATCCAATAATGTTTATTGATGGTATATCAGGAATAACTATTTATAGAAAAGGGCAATTTCAAGTTCAATTGTTTATTTGTGAACCAAATATTTTAATTAAAGAACATTCACATCCTAATATAGATAGTTATGAAATGTTTTTATGGGGTATGGAATTTACTCATAAAGGTAAAATAATAATTAATAAAGAAATGGCATTATTAGAAAGAAATAATATGCCTAGATGCTTTAAGTGGACATTAAGAATTAAACAAAATGAATTACATGGTGGAAAATCATCAAATAAGGGTGGTTCATTTATATCAATTCAAAAATGGTTAAATAATATAAAACCGTCTCATGTTTCAGAAGATTGGGCAGGTGATATATTAGGTAATAAACATAAAGAGCAATTAAGGAAATATTAAAATGAGTAATAAAATAATTGGTATTGTTGATGGTGATGTATTGGTATACAGAGCTTGTAATAAAGCCATAAAAGATAATTTAGATGTAAGAAAAACATTTGATGAAATATATAAAGAAGTAAAAATGAATACTGCTTGTGATGAATATAGTTTGCATATTTCTGGTAAGGGTAATTTTAGAAGAGAAATAAAACAACCTTATACAGTTTATAAAGGCAAAAGAAAAGATAAGCCTAATAATTTTCGTGAGTTAAAAGATTATGTTATTGCTAAATATAAACCAATAAGCAAAGATGGTTTTGAAGCTGATGATACAATTTCGATAGAAGCCACAAACTATTTAAATAATAATCAATTGTATATGCTTATAACTATAGACAAAGATTTAAAAACTATAGGTGGATTATTTTATAATATTATGCATAACAATTTAATTGCTGTATCAAAATATGAAGCAATTGCATTTTTTCATGAACAGCTATTAACGGGTGATTCAGTAGATAATATTCCAGGAGTAGAAGGTATTGGACCTGTAAAAGCTAAAAAAATTTTAAAAGATAAAAATTTAGTAGAGCAATTTGAATCAATTTTAAAAACTTATAAACTATATTATAAAAAGGATTATAGAAATCGAGTAGAAACAATGGGTAAAATGTTATACTTGTTAAAAAAAGAAAACGATAATTGGACAATAAATTATTGGAAAGGCTTTATTAAACATGTATAAATTAACGATTAGAGGAATTTGTGCAATGGCAAATTCTAATGCAAAAAGACGAAGTAAGAAAAAACATTTACCTTATAATTTAGATACTAATTATTTACAATCTATTTTTCCAAAAGATTTTATGTGTCCAATATTAAAATATAAAATGGTTGTAAATAAAAATCAAGTAGGTAAACTTAGCCCGACATTAGATAGAATTAATCCAAGGTTAGGATATGTTAAAGGTAATGTTGAATTTGTTTGTATGCTAGCTAATCATATGATGAGTAATGCAAATGGAAATGATTTAAAACGATTTAGTAAATGGATTAATAATAGATATAAAAAAGAAGAGGAAAATAATGACAAAAAATACTTTTATAAAACACACGGAGTGCAGCTCATGTGGAAGTTCTGATGCAAATGCAGTATATTCTGACGGGTCAACTTATTGCTTTTCATGTAAAAAAAGTAGTAAATCTGGAAGTCAAGATATAGAAATTGAATTTAATGTTGTACAAACACAATTAAATTTAGAAGAAATAGCAGCATTACCTGTAGATTCATTTAGAAATATTTCAAAAAAAGTTTTATATGATGCAGGAGTAAAAGTAGAATATGATCAAAATAGAAATATTATCAGTCATTTTTATCCAATTACAATTAATAAAAAAATTAAAGCTTACAAGAAAAGAATAGTAGCAACTAAAGATTTTAGAGTTGTAGGTAAAGCAGAAGTGCCTCAGCTGTTTAATCAAGTTAATTGTGGTAGATACAAAAACTTAGTTATTACAGAAGGCGAAGTTGATTGTTTATCTATACTTGAAATGCTTACAAAGGCTAAAGCAAAATTTGATGTTGTATCAATTGTTAATGGTGCCCAGAGTGCCAGACGAAATATTGCTTCTAATCTTGATTTTGTTAATAAATATGATAAAGTATTTTTAGCATTTGATAATGATGAATATGGAATTGAAGCTGCAAAAGATGTTGCACATATTATTAAGCCTGGTAAAGCACATATTGTAAATAGTATTTATAAAGACGCAAATGATGCTTTGTGTAAAGAGCAAACAGATAAATATTTAAATGATGTTTGGGGCGCGAAACCTTATAAACCTGATAATTTTGTTTCGGGTGAAAAAATATGGCAAGCATTTAAAGAAAGATCTGAAGTTAAATCAATTGCATATCCTGATTGTTTAAAAGGTTTAAATGATAAATTATTTGGAATGAGATTAGGTGAAATTACTTTATTTACATCTGGTACAGGTTCGGGTAAATCAACAGTTGTTAAAGAAACAATTTTAAATTTATTAGAAAAAACTAAAGATAAAATAGGTTTAATATCTTTAGAAGAATCTATAGGTGATACAGCAACTAAATTAATTGGTATGTCTATTAATAAAAATATTAGAATGCCGGGTGATGTTAGTGACGAAGAAGCGAGAAAAGGTTATGAAAAAGTATTTGGTGATGAAAGATTAATACTATTAGATCATCAAGGATCTGTAGCTGATAGCTCTTTATTAGATAGGATTGAATATTTAGCAGCTTTAGGTTGTAATTATTTAATACTTGATCATATTACAATCGCTGTTAGCGAAGGCGTTGATGGATCAACAGGTAATGAAGCTGTTGATAAAGTTATGTCTTCTTTATTAAAAATTGTTAAACGGTATAATATTCATTTAACTTTAATATCTCATTTAAGAAAAAGTTCTGGAGATGGTAAGTCATTTGAAGAAGGTGTTATGCCTAATTTAGATTCAATAAAAGGATCTGGAAGTATAAAACAAATAAGCTTTGACATTATAGGTTTTGCTAGAAACATGATGGCAATTGAAAAATCTGATAGAAATATAGTTAAATTTGCTGTATTAAAATCTAGATTTAGCGGAGATACCGGTCAATGCGGACAAGCAACTTATAATATAGACACGGGAAGATTAAATTATAATGAAAGTAATTTAGCTTTTAAAGAAGTGTTATAACCAGTTTCGGTTAGAAGTTAGAACTGCACGTAAGACCTTATAGGCAACAGCTAACAGACAATGGTAGAAGGATGACCAATAGGCTTTTCCTCTCTCGGCCTACATCACTACTAGTAAACCGGAGCAGCTGAGCAACCTGTTTAAAAGGCTCACAAATAAAGGAAATATGAAAACAAAAAAATACAGACCATTAGCCGATTCATTAACAATAAAAAAATCAGATATTGAAGGCTTAGGTATATTTGCTACTAAAGATATAAAGAAAAATATTAATTTAGGAATGATGCATCATATAACTGAGTTTAATAGTATTATAAGAACACCATTAGGTGGATTTATTAATCATAGTAATAAACCAAACTGTATAAAAGAAAGGGAAGATTGTATATATTATGAAGAAACTCATTTAATCACGAATAGATTAATTAAAAAAGGTGAGGAATTAACTGTTAAATATACAATGTATAAAGTATGATGGAACAATTAATAATAGCATTAAAAGCCCATGCTAAAGGGCATATTGAAAAACATAAAGCAAATGTAATTTTATTATTACAAAAATCTGCAGGAATAGCTGAGCATCCTGATATTATTGAAACTATAGAAAAAGAATTAGATATTATAGCTAAATATGACGATCAATTAGAAATGA